GCCGCGAATCGGATCGCCGAGGCGTCCCAGAAACCCCTCGATCGCAATCGTCTCCACACCGTCCTTCATGTCTAGCGTCTTGAACGGTGTGCGCTTGCTGGTACCCGACGAGTTGATCGACCAAGGTATCTGGCTACGGTTGTACTTGGTCATGCGGCGTCCTTTCGTCTCAGTTCTCCGTCGAGACTGTCCACGGAAGTATCGCGTCTCCTGCTACACTGACAGGGCTGAACCTGCCGGAACTCCGGGCGCTCCCCGCGCTCGCTGGCAGCGCCGTGGCAGATCCTCAGACCAAACTCAAGGACAAGCGACAAGCCTTCGTCGATGCCTATCTCGGCGAGGCGCGGTTTAACGCGTCCGAAGCTGCTCGCCTCGCTGGCTACAGTAAGCCGGGGGCGGAAGGGCATCGGCTGCTGAAGAATGCTGATGTCCGCGCGCGCATCGATGACGCTGTCGCTGCCATTGCCGTCAGCCGGGACGAACTCCTGACCCTGCTGGCCGACGACGCCCGAATGACGACCCAGGACATCATCCGGGCCAGCATGTCTGCCAATTCCGCCCCTGCCGAGTCCAGCGTGATCTCGTCGCTGCTCGGCGCCCGGACCGCGGCTCGCCACGTCCTGGCCAAGCACTACGGCCTGCTCACCGAGAAGGTGCAGATGTCCGGGAATATCCGGCGCGAGATCGTCGTGCGGCGCCCCTCCGTCGTGCCGGCTGAGCAGTCCCGGGGTGACGCCTGATGGTTGTCGCCGCCGCCGACACCCGGCTCAGCACCGAAGTCCGTGGCGCGGTCGCCCTGTTGTGGGACGACGAGACCCCGGACGAGATCGTGATCGCGGGCAGCGCCGGCACCGGCAAGACCCGAGGCGTCCTCGAGTACATCAACCAGCGGTGCCAGCAAGAGCACCTGACCGTCCTGATGCTGCGCCAGACCCTGGAGTCGCTCAAGACCGCCGCCCTGACCACGTTCCAGGAGCAGGTCCTCTACGACTTCGATGGCCGCCAGAGCGTCGCCGATGGGGTCACGTTCTACGGCGGGTCGATGGTCACGCCAGCCGAGTTCCGCTACGCCGCCACCAGCTCGGTCATCCGGGTCGCCGGGTTCGACCGTCCCTCCAAGGTGCTGTCGACCGAGTACGACATCATCTACGTCAACGAGTGCACCGAGTTGGACCAGCGCGACTGGCAACGCCTGGTCAACCGGCTTGATCGCCCCCGGCTGGTGCAGCGGGCCCCATCGAAGCTGATCGGGGACTGCAACCCCAGCACCCCCAACCACTGGATCAAGCGGCGCGCCCAAGAGGGCCGGCTGGCACTCTGGACCTCCGTCCACGAAGACAACCCCGCCATGTGGGACGCCGTGACCGGGCAGTGGACGCCCGCCGGGCTCCGCTACCTTGCCCGGCTCGACACCATGACGGGGGTTGAGTACCAGCGCATGCGCCTGGGTCGCTGGGTGGCAGCCGAGGGTTTGATCTTCCCCGGCTTCACCAACGCCATGGTCAGGCAGGTCGAGACGACGGGCTGGCGCACCGTCGTCGGCGGGGACATCGGCTCCCAGAACCCGACCGCCATCCTCACATGTCACGTCGCCGGCGACGGTCGTTGGCATATCAGCCACGAGACCTACCGCCGGGACATGACCAGCAGCGAAATCGTCGCCGCGTTCCAAGCGGTCAGCTTGGCCAATCGGCCCGAGCGGCTGTGGCTAGACCCGTCGGCCAAGGCCTACATCGCCGACATCCTCATGGCCGTAGGGGCGCCCAACGACGTGCTCGCTGGCATCCAGCGGGTCCAGTCCTTGATCTCGGGCGGCCTGCTCACTGTCGACCCGTCGTGTGTTCACCTGATCGAGGAGTTTGGGATGTACGTCTGGGACACTGGCGGACAGCAGGAACGGGACCGGCCCGTCAAGGACAACGACCATGCCATGGACGCACTGCGGTACGCCGTGATGGGTGAAGCGACTCCGCCGAAGCGAAGGGGATTCCGAACGCTATGACGCTCCCAGCAGACCCGGTCAAGTGGGCGCTCAAGATGTTCCAGGATGACCGAACCGACCGCTACAACACCTACCAGGAGTACGTGACGGGGGACCAGCCACTCGCCTTCGCGACCCTGCGATTCGAGTCGACGTTCGGTCGGCTGTTCGAAGCGTTCTCCTACAACCGCTGTGAACTCGTGATCGATGCCCACGCTGATCGTCTCCGGGTGAGCGGCTTCGGTGCTGACACCCCGACCCTCGCCACGGACGCACAACTGCTCTGGGATGCCAACCGGATGGATGTCCGTGAGGGCCACGTCGAGAGCGACGCCTTCACCTACGGCGACAGCTACGTGATCGTCGAGATGCACCCGGACCGTGGAGACGTCCAGCTCTGGACCCAGGATCCGCGCACCGTCCGGGTGCACTACAGCAGTGAGGCGCCGGGCGAGCTGGACCTTGCGGTCAAGCGGTGGGTTACCGAGGATGGCCGCACTCGTCTCACCCTGTACTTCGCCGATCGGATTGAGAAGTACATCAGCCGGACTCGCACGCCGGGCGGTCTCTTTGCCAACACGGCGATGGAACGCTTTGAGGTCAACGGTGAGGAATGGCCGGTCGCGCTCGGGGTACCCGATACCGTGCCGGTCTTCCACTTCGCCAACAACGGGCGGACCAACGCCTATGGGGTGAGCGAGCTCCGAAGCGTGCTGCCCCTCCAGGACGCGCTCAACAAGACCCTGATGGATATGCTCGTGGCCATGGAGTTCGCCGCGTTCCCACAGCGGGTCCTGATCGGCGTTCAGGGCTCCGACGACCCGGAGGAAGCGCTCGAGGAGGACCGGCAGCTGGCCGCGTTCGTCGCCGGGCTCCAGCGGATCATGACTCTCGAGGACCCCAACGCCAAGATCGGCGAGTTCTCCGCCGTCAACATCGCGCAATATCTCTCGGTCGCCGAGTTCTGGGACAAGGCCGTCTCCCGGGTGACCAAGGTACCGATGGACTACATGGCCGGGACCAGCGACGCCATCTCGGGACGGTCACGCCGGCTCCGGGAGGCAGCGTTCACCGCCAAGATCGAAGACCGACAGCGCGCCTTCGGGGGCGTCTGGTCCGACATCATGACCTATGGGGTCCGACTCAAGGGCGCCGAGGCGAAGCCCGGGGCGATCCGGGTCAACTGGGTATCAGCGGCGCCCTTGAGCGCCGAAGATCAGCTCGATCTCGCCGAGGCCAAGAAGGCGGTCGGCCTCCCGTTCGAGCAGATCGTCAAGGAGCTGGGTTACGAGCCGGCCCAGATCACCGAAATCCTCGCAATGGCCAGGCGGGCATCGGACCAGGCGATGGGACTCTTCAACGCTGGCGCCATTTCGCCCTTTGTCACCACAAATGAGGAGGTGGCTTGATGAGACGATCCCAAATCGGACTGATCCACCTTACGGCTCGGCAATCCCGTCGGCCTGCAGCGCGCGGCGACGGGGTAACGACCGCGATCGACCGCATCGATGGTGACGCGTTGCGCCTCACGCTCCCGCCTGCCGGACAGGCCGGATGTCGGCTTATCGGGCAAGTCGGCGATCGGTGGTGGGACGAGCAATCAGGCGACTACGTCGTGCGATCAGGTGACTGGCTCTCTCAGCTGGACGCACTCGAGCAGGAGGGAGAGTGATGAAGCCGCCCCAAGTCTTTGACCAGCCGGACGAGCGCAGGGATCACCAGCCCTTGCCAGCCGTACGAATGCGGTCGCGGGACGAATGGGCCCTGACGGACAAGCAGCGCGCCATCCTGGTCCAAGCTAGTCACGGCCGCACGCACCACGAGATCGCCGACGCCATGGGCATCACGCTTTCAACCGTCAAGAACCACCTGACATCGATCAGGCGGCAGACCGGCTACGACGGCACCATCACTGGGCTGGTACTCGAAGCCATCTCCCGGGGCATCATCCCGTTCCCAGGTGGTGAGGTAACGGCATGAGCCACTATCCCAAACGCGCCGTCCGCACTGAAGCGATCGTCACCGTCGTGGTCGCAATGCTCCTGCCGACGCTCATGGCTCTGGTGGTCCTTGCCGCGTTGATTGCCACGGTGAACGGTGGTGGCTCGTGGTGAGGCCGGACGACGAGCGGTCGTTCGTCCTGCCGGGAATGGGCCGGCCCACTGATGTCTTGGGGCAGGACCTCCACGTCCGGGGACCGATCATCAACTGGAGCCGATATCACGTCGACGGGCAGGAGGAGGTCACGATCACGGTCCGGGCCGATGCGATCGAATGGCGTCCGGCACCATGGATAGGCGGCGACCCAGACGACCATGACGTATGAGCGACCGGCCGCCGCACAACGGCGACGAGATCCTTCCTGGCGAGCCCACGTCTGTCGACAGGGCGGAGGGACTTGATCGTCAGATCCGTGAGCGGCAGCAGGGTATCGCCGACGAGGTAGGCGATCAGCTGGATCGGCTCGCCGAGCGCATCGATCCCACCCTCCCAGCGTTTCGCCGGCGGGCAATGGACCGGATCGAGGAGGCGCTGGCTGCCCTCTACGGGGCTGATCCAGGCGACGGAGCCCCGCTCGGGGACCTAATCCTCAAGTCAACGGCCCGGGAGTGGGAAGCGGTGCTGGTCGCCGAGACCCGTGCCGCTATCGCGCGATTGCCGCTCAGGATCGAGGAGGTCCGT